GCGTCTGGCGCATCTTGGAGAGCGCGTTCTGGGACTGCATCTGCGCGGCGTCGTCCTGACCGGCAAAGTAGTTCTGGAACATCCCCGGATTGTTGAGAGCGTTGGGCATGGCTAGATGTTCGCGTTCGGGTTGAACACAGACCAGTCACCACCACCGCCGCCGTAGCGCCCGAGGCCATACGCGAGGTCGCTGCCAAAGCCGCTCAGGGCGTTAGCAGTCTGCCCGTAGCTCGACGCCTGCGCGTTCGCCGCGAGCATGTTGTTCTGGCCGACTTGATTGGCGTAGTTCTGGCCGTACATGCCCAGTTGGTTCGTCGCGGTCTGACCGACTCCAGCAAGACCCGCAAGGCGGTTGGCGTGCTCGCCCCACTTCGTCCCCGCGTAGTCCTGCCCGTAGCGCGTAATTGCCATGTCCTGCGCGCCGCTGCGAAGCCGCCCACGGGCAGCCGCAGAGCGGTCTAGCGCCTGCACGCCTTGGTCGAGGCCGAACTGGTAGCCCGGCGAGTTCGTGACCACCGAGAAATCCGGAGCCTGCCCGCCGAGGCCGTAGAGCGCGCTAAGTTGGCTCAGTGCGGAAACGCCAGTCTCGCGCCACGGCTGCTGATCTTCGCGGCTCGTGTCGTACATATAACGCTGGAGGGCGTTATTGGAGCGCGAGGCATCGCGCGTCGCTTCCGCGCCACGGTCTGCCGCATAAATCTGTCCGACTGCTCCGAGGGCGGCCCCGCCGCCGATAGCTGCGCCTACTGGCATATCAAATACTCCCCGTCAGCAAATCGAATCTCGACGCTGCCGATTGAAAAAGCGTTGTTGTCTTTGCGAATCGCCGGTTCGTATCCGGCAAATAGCGCCCACTCGTTGTAGAAGTGCTGCGCCTTGTCTGTGAGTCCGAACCGCCCAGCGCACAGCGCGTAGCCGACCGCCTGGTCATGCGCTGTGTCTTGGCCGTGATCTGGCTCGCCTAGCCGCTTGTGGAATTCCTCACCAACAGAGGCGAGGTTCTTCTCAGCGAAAAGCCACTGCTTGAGCGGTAGGCGGAAATACTCAACGTCATTGCCCGCGAAGGCCGATGCCCTGACGAAATCGCGGGTGAACCACATTTTCTCTGTCAGCCGCTTGGCGGCGACGTTGAACACCGGGACTTTCGTCACCAGCTCCGTGCAGTCCGTCGCACAGAACATGAAGTGGGCCGCCGCCCTTGCCTTGCTCAGTACGTCCCTGGACTTGGGCAGAAACAGCGTGTGGACTTCGTAGCAGTTAGGCCCGATCTTCTGAAAGACGAACCCGCCAGTGTCGAACTCGATGCCGATGCACTGAGGCCAGATAGACGCGAGGCTGATGGGCTTGTCGTCCTCCGACACCCACTTATGCACCGCCTCGTCGTTCGCTACCGCCTCTAGGAATTCGTGAGTGGCGGCTATCTTCAAGGCTCGAACCGGACGACTAGACGCCACTTGCTGTTGTCTATGGTGGCGAACTCGCCGATGGGCGCGGTGCGGCGCATCAGGCGGATGCCGTTAGCTCCGACAGTCGCGTATATGTTCGTAACGTCGGCACTCAAGGAAACCCCGTAGTCCGAAGCATCCTCAAACCCGGCCGGGGCAACCTCATCGCCAGCCGCGTAGCCAAGCTCTGTTGATGTGCAGATGAGCACGGCCCAGAGTTGTCTGGGCGGCGATTTCAGGCGGTGCGGAATCGTTGTGTTGGTGCCGCTAGTGATCGCCTTGCTGTCGGACTCCGGGCCAGTCACCAAAAACCGGAACCACTCCGGGTTGAAGTGCCCGAGCTGGTCGAGCACCGGGCTTTCGTACTTCGGTGCGCCGCGCTTGACCGCCATTAATCAGCCGCCTTGCCGGTCGCGGCTACGAGGTCGCGCGGCACAGGGTCAGAGATGCGTATCCAGAACATTCGCTGGCGGAACCTGCCGAGGCCGTGGAATCTCGCGCGGTTCCGGTATTCGCCGGTCAGCCCGAGGCTTGCCTGCCGCCAAACGGTGAAATTTCTGCCGCCGTCGTCGGAATAACACATATCAACCAGCGGGGCGCTGCCCTGCCCCGTCGTGAGGCCGTGGCCCATGTCGAACTCAAGCTCAAGCTCTGCGGCGCGGAGGTACTCGCCGTCAGCACTGATGAACTGACTCTTGCGCTCCCAGACCAGCGGGTCGGTGCCTTCCGTAAACGTGCTGCGGTCGAGTTCCCAGACCTTGCCCTGCGTGGTGTCCCCGACGAGATGCTTGTTGTAGGCGAACAGGTACGTGTTGGCCCGCCAGCGTTCCATCTCGAAAGACTTGCGGCGATGCCAGCGGCCCGTGGCGACGTTGTAGACCCACGTTTTCCCCGAGGGGAACGTGAGCACGAAATAGGCGTTACCGGCGTCCTCGTAGGCAAAGGCAAAAGCCTCAGAGAGCGTTTCCGACGCGATGGACTGCTCAATTGGCCGCTTGCTAATGCGCCGAGCAGAGTAGCCTTCTGCGCGGTAGACGATTCCGTTGCTGCCCAGCCAGTAGATCGTGTTGTCGAGCTTGGCCTTGGCGAAAGTCGCAGCAAGCCCCTTCTCGATCTGCGAAATGCGCTCAAACGGGAAGTCTGCGGCTCCCGTGTTCTGCCAGACCTCGATGGACGATGGACCAAAGAGCCATACGTCATTGTTCAGCGCGAGGATGCCGTTCAGGCCGTCCGTCGCGGATTCCGCGCTGGCGTAGTCATTGCTGCTGTAGCTCGTCGCGTCGCTAAGGGCAGAGATGAACCACTGGTCGGTGTCGCCCTCAACGTGGGCGATGTAGCCACCGACAAAGCAGCAGTCCACCGAATGCGAGTAATCGGCGTCCGTGACTTCCGCGAAGGTCGAAGTCCCCGGCGTGTACGTCCAGGCTTTCTCACCGTTGACCACAATGGTCTGAATGCCGTTCTCGGCAATGCCGACCCGCCCGGAGCCTTCGATGGTCCCCAGCGCCGTAGCGGTGCCGTCCGAGGCCACCGAATACTGCATGGTGTCGGCGACGTAGTACGCAATCTCATCCAGCGCCACGTTGCCGCGAACCGTGCCGGTGCCGACCGTGCCGAAGGTCGTCAGGCCCGGTGTTCCGCGAAGCTTCTGAATCCCCCGCGTGCCGTCAGTCTCGGCGGGAATCGGCTCGCAGTTCACGCAGTCTTGCGATGAGAACGGTTGCGTTTCATCGGCATAAGACTCACCGATAATGTTTAGCGGAACCCTGCGACTCATGCCGCCCTGCGGGCGTACTCCCTGTTATATGCGCTGATGCGCTCTTTGTTCTTAAGCCGCCACTGGCGTGTCGCCTCATAGCGTTGGACTCGGTGCAGCTTTGAACTCGCGGCCGATGCCGCGCTTCTGCATGCCACACAGGCTCGGCCGCCGCCCGGCATGGGGTAGGTGTTTTCTTTGGTGAACTCATGGCCGCGCTTGCAGTGCGTTTTTCTGGCGTTCAGACCACTAACGCATTCGCTGCGAAGGTTGTTCTCGCGCTGAGTCACCGCCTCCAGATGATCTGGGTTGACGCACGCGCGATTGCGGCACAGGTGGTCTATCGTGAGGCCACTCGGAATCGCCCCCTTGGCCTGCGTGTAGAACCATCGATGGGCGCGCCACCACTTACCGTTGCGCTTGATGTATTTGTAGCCTTGAGACGAAAGCCGCCCCCCAAGCTCTACGCATTCCCCGGTATTTGGAACAACGCGTCTGCCCACTAGAAGTAGATGGCCCGGGCCGGAACGTCGTCTGGGTCATCTGCCACGGAGCGCCGGAGCCTTCGCAGGGCGTTCTCGTACATGGACTCTGGCCCACGGGGGCCAACAACCTGCCTTGGCATAACGCCGTACTTCGGCGCGATTATCTCGGCCAGCATGTCCCGAATGGCGTTAAAGACGCGCCCCTGAATGTTCTCAGTCGTCGTGGTCGAGCTGGCGTCAAACGTGATAAGAGCTTCGTCCTCCAGGTACTCAATAAGCCGCTGGGCTTCGTCGTCTACTAGCGCAGCATCGGCTGCGCTTACGCTTTCGTGAATGTCTTTGACAAGAATCGCCTCTAGGGCCGAATTGCGAAGCTCGGCCTTTGTGTAATTGGTCATTTCACTACCGCCGTTTCTGTGAGGCCGCGAATGTCCTGCCCGGCCTCAACGGCGCGGGCGACTTTGGCGAGCCTTTCGTATGCCTGCCGCGCACCGGCATGGGCGTTGATCTGCAAGAGCAGTTGTTCGCGCTGGCGCGTCAGCTCGGCCTCTTTGTCTGCGTGCTGCTTCGCCATCGCTCGGAATTCCGACTGCGTGAATGGGGGCTTGGCGAAATCAGGCTTGCCCGCGCTATCCGCGCCCTCGATGTAATCGCAACGCCCGAGCGGGGAAACCTCGGGGATGCATACCTTGATGCCCCTGCCCTTGGCAAACCCAATCCACGCTTCAAGGCATGGCCGCTGCCAGAAATACTCGTGATCGTCCACGCTCATGTCAGCGCCGTAGACGCCAATCTCCGTAGCGCCGTCCAGAATCGCCAGGGCCATCATGTATGCCGTGGAACTGGTCAGGTACGTCGAGCCGAACAGCCCAGACGCCTCCTCAAACGGGAACGTCTGAACGTGCTCCGCAGTTACCGGGAAGCCGCGCCCGACCACAAGCGGGATGCCGTGGTCAACGAGCCATTTCGGATACTGCGGGCCGTGTTCCTCTATGCAGCCGTCGTGAATCTCAAAGACCCGCGTAACCCGCTTGCCGTCGTACTTGTTCAGACGGTTGCCGAGTACCCAAATCTCCCATTCGGGGTCGTCGTGCGGTACTAGGTGCTGACTGCTCGGCGCTCCGCAGACGACCGCAACTTTCACCAGTTCACCTCACGAATGTTCCCGTCAAAGCCGTTACAGACTGGAATCGGGAAGCAATGCGCCAGCGCCTCGATATCCCCGAAGTCCATCTTTAGTTCCGGGATGAACGCTGGCCGCTTCTGCACGATCACGCTGACGTTGTAGCCGTAGGCCTTGACCGAGGCTTGCGAGCAGTCGAAGCCCGCCAGAATCAGGTTGTAGAGCAGCAGGCCCGCATTCCAGAGCGTCAGGTGGCCGCCCACAATCTCCGGCTTCATCGGCGGGACCGTGATGGCTAGCCAGCCGTGCGGCTTGAGTTCCCTAAAGCATTTCTGGAGGAACAGCCCGACGTTGGACTGATGCTCAAGAACGTGGCTGCACCAAATGGCGTCAACCGGAAAGAAACGCTGGCCCATGTAATCCCCGACATGATCTGCCGGGGCGCACAGGTTCACGGTCATTACAGACTTACCGGCCGCCCGTAGCGCATTCGCATACGAGCCGTCGCCGGAGCCAATGTCGAGACAGGTTTGGAAGTCTCGACGCAAGAGCGCGTCTAAAGTCTCGCGCGCCCTCATGAGGAATAAGTGGGGCCGGTGCTGTTATGCATCCGACCCCGCCCCGTTAGCCGGGGATGTAGTGCAGCTCCAGCGTCACCGTGCCGGTCGCCGTGGTGCTGGCGTCCTTGACGGTTCCCTTCACTTCCAGCAAGCCGCCCGGATCGGAGGCCTGCCCGTTCACGAAGTCCCACGCCGGCAAGCCAGCGTTGACAATGTCCTTCACGACGAACGCACCCACGTTGGCGGTCGAAACCGACGACAGGGCAAGTCCATCATTCAGGCAGTCATCGTCATCCGTGATGTTCCCGCCCACGTCGAACAGACCGAGGTCGAGCGTCGGCGAGCCCGAGGTCGCCAGGTCGTCCCAGTAAATCTTGGACGCCTGGAGAATGCGGGCATTCGACGGGATCTTGCCGAAGCTGATCGTTGAAGCCGATTCAGACGCGGCAATCTCGACAGTTGCAACGAGAATGCGAGGGGAATTGGCATGTCCGACGTTGCCGCCGGGCACATCAATCTGACGGCGGGTGGCCGTATTGGTAGTAACAGTCATGTCATTACTCCTTTAGGCCTGACCGTAGGTGTAGTGGGTGAAAACGCCCCACTGCTTGCTGTTCGCGTACAGCTTGCGAACCGCGCGCATCTCACGAACACCGAGGCCGTAGCGGAAGCCGTAGTCAGCGCCGCCTTCCTGATTCACCGTGGACTTCATGCGCTTGGCCCAAACCGAAGCCATCGCCTGAGCGCCGCACAGGAAACCCGGAGCGACGTCGGACGACGTATCACCCGCGTTGCTGATGTAAGGCATGTCGTCCACCTCACGCACGATCACGCCGTCATAAATGACGTCGCCACCGCGAATCAGGGGATTGCCTTCGCTGTTGCTCATCGACGGGGAACCACGGCTCCAGCTTTCGCGGGTGGCAGTGGCGAACGTCGAATCCGCCTTGAGGTTCGCCATAGCCAGCGGATGCGCGTAGTAGATGAACCAGTCGCCGTCCTTGGTGCTGATCGGACGGATGCGCGGGTTCGCCAACTTCGCCAGACGCTTGGCAAGCGAAAGGCTCGTCGCCGTCAGCTTGTCAGCCGAGGAATCGAGCTTCGCAAGGTCCGCGCTGTGATCGCCGGAGTAGTTAGACGCGACCGCGCCGTACAGCAGGCGGTCCTGGTTGCTGACCGACCAAGCGTCCTTGTTGGTTTCCGACGCATCCCGGTACATCTCGGGCGTCGCCGTGTCGCTCGTCGCAAAGGACAGCAGGTTGTCGATGATGCCGAACTCACCGAGCGTGGCGTGCGTGTTGCTGGTCGTCTGACCGTCAACCGTGCCGCCGCGAAGGCGCTCTTTCAGCCAGTTCTTGACCTGGGTGCGGCCGATTTCCCGGATATCGAACTCGGCTTTCTGTTCCTCAGCTTCGGTAACGAGCACCGCATTGCGGATGACCTCGACCGGGACGCGGTAGCCGTAGTTGTCGATCTGGGTTTCGTTGCCTTCCAGAACCGTGTTGCCCTTCACGCCGCCGCTGATGCGCGTCACAAAGGGAATCGTGATGGCCTCACCGCGCTTCTTGGTGAGGTCTTCTTTCACTTGGATGACAGCGTTCTCGTCCGTGCCCATGTGCGAGGCAAACTCGTTCTCGCGCGTGGCTTCGACAAAAACCTTGTCATCCCAAATCTCAGCTCGGTTAGAGCTGTGGACGGTAGTTTCCGCCATTTGGGTTATCTCCTAATGATGTTTTTGAATGGCGTCGGCCCGTCGAATGTCTTGGCCGTGGAGACCACGGCAGCACCGGACGGAGCGTTAGCCAGGCTTGGGGGAGGAACCGGGGCGGCCGGTCTTGCGGGGGCTTGCGGCACTTCGGGCTGGCGCTCTTTCAAGCGTTTCTCAACCTCGGCAGCGATATACGCATCCGGGTCGTTGCCCATTTTTTCCATCAACTGATGGCGCTTTACGTAGTTGTAGGCCCAATCAGCGGGAAGCTCTTGCTGAATTGCCTGTTGGTACAGGTGCGGGTTTTCGTCTTTCAGCGAGTACCACGCTTCCATCACGGAATCGAAGTCCTGATACTGCCTGCGGGCCATCGCCGCGCTCATATCGACGCGCATGTTGATGGACTGCGATTGCAGCGTTTCGCTGATGTGGCGTTGAAACCCCTGCGGGTCTGTCGCTACGTCTGGTGCCTTCTGTGGCTGTTGGATTGCCGCCAACTGCCTCTCAAGCTCTTGCCGTTTCCTGCGTTCCTCTTGCAGGGCCTTTACAGGCACCTGCGGCGGGGCTTCTGGCGTGATCGCTGGCTTTACTGTCTCTGCCGCAGTCGGCGCGGGCTTTACTTCGACCTTGGGCGGCTCGGGTGCCTTCGGAGTTTCCGGCTTGGCCGGGGCTTGCTCCGCTTGCTCCTTCGCCTTGAAGCGGCCCTTTTCATCGCGCTCCCGATCTGCTCGCTGCTCCGGTGTCTCAGTCGGCGCTTCCGCCTTCTGCTCTACCGGCGCTTCGACCTTCGGCTGCTCGACTACAGGCGCTTCTTTCCCTTTGAGAATGCTGTCCAGTGATTCCACTTATTGCCTCGCTTCGCCCGGTGCCCGGCGTCGGCTTCGCCCGTAATGGCGGCGGCCCAAAAACAAAGCCCGCGCTAGGCGGGCTCTTTGAATCGAATTCGTTAGGGCGTCAGCCCCAGTTGTGTTGCGACGGCTTCACTTGCGGCAGCCGGTTTCACAAGCGCCCAGATGCTCCGTCCCGCCCCAGCAGATCAGGCGACAGAAGTCCTGCGTCTCGCGCAGCCAAAGCGCGTCCTGCTCGCCGAAGTTCTGCGCGGCGCACTTGTCGGCGTCGGCTTCGTTCTGCGCGCCCCACGCGCATTGCGCGGTCAACTGGTGCGCGCAGCCCGACAGCAGCAGGGCCAGCATGGCGGCCCTCATTGCGTGAGCGCCTGTAGCGTGGCGTTGGGGAGGCGGGTGTTGTAATACTTGATTTCGCTGATATGCCCGCGCCAGTGCAGCGTTGCGTTGTACGCGCCGATGTAGAACGTCGTAACTGTCGGCAGCGTGCCGGAGGTGTCGGGCGTGCCGAGCGTGCCGTCGCGCGCACCAACGAAGTCGTTGGCGGCCCATGCCCCGGCCATCTTGAGAGAGCCCGACGTGAGCACCGCGCCGAGGTTGTTGGTGGCCTGCGTTACAGCGCCGTCCGCCACGTTGTAGAGCGGCTGGTCACCAGCGTCGCGGTAGAGGTTGAATTCCTCGCCGTCCGCCCCCTTGATGGAGCCGAGCACGTTGATAGTGCCGGTCGAACCCGGCAGCGTGCCGTGCATCACCAGCGTCCCCGCCGTCGCGCTGAATCCCGTCAGGCTCGCCGTGGCTAGCGTGATGGCGTCCGCCGCCCGTGCCACCGCCGCCGCGCCAGTCTCCGTCGTCGGGCTGGTCAGTACGCCGGTTTCGTTCTGCACGAAAGCCACCGCGATTGCGTCAGTGCTGGTCGTGATGCGGAAGCCGAACACGGGGTTGGTAACGGTCTGGGCAGGAATGCTGTAGCGCGCCCACGACGAAGTCGGCACAACGGCGACCCAGCTAGTGCCGCCGTCAGTGGTCATTTCAATCGTGCCGGTGCCAGTGACGCGCTTTATGTAAGCGCTCATCAAGCGACTGCTTGAGGCCAGCACGACCGTTTGAAGCGAGGTATTCGTGGCAGACACCGCGCCGCCGGTCAGCAGCGAGGCGCTATTCGCAACCCCGTCAGGCCCGGTCTGGTCTTTCGCGGCCGTCATGGTCGCGCCCTTGACCCAAGCCGCATTCGTCTGGTCGTTGTTGTGCAGCGCGATGTTCGTGGCCGCAGGCTCTACCAGCAGCCCCTGCAACACTCCGGCCAGCGAGTAGTCATACCGCGCAAGGTTCGCGTTGACCGTCTCGATGAGGCCTGACGAATTGATGCGCGTGGCCGTGTTGCCCGCCCGCGCAATCGTCGGGGTGCCTGAACCACGATACGGGGCGAGCGCGAGATCGGAAGCCCGCCACGCCCAAGTTGGGATGGCCCCAGACCCCGCCGTAGCCGCCGCGACTCCACCCGACATGAAGTGCGGAATGGCTGAGGTCATTAGTGGAAGCTGACCGTGTAGTCGCAGGTGCCGGTAATGTCCACGTAGCAGCCGACCTTGAACCGGAACGGCAGCGGATACCATGTCGCTGCCGCCGCCTGGAACGTGTTGACTAGGACGGTCGTCGCAGCGGAGGTGTTATCCCAGACCTTGATCGTCGGGGTTCCCGAGGCGACGAAAATGCCTACCAGATGGCCCTCGCCGGTCTTGACCAACTGGTCGGCCGAGGCGTTGATGTACTTGCCGCCAATGGCGGGGGTCGCTGGATTCTCGCGGCCGTCGTAATCGCTCATTTCCTGCTCCTAGAAACTAAGAGCCCCGCACTGGGCGGGGCTGTTGTGATTGCTGTTGCGCTCGTTGTTCCATCTGTTGAGCGTGTCGCTCGGCCTCGATGGCTGGCCGCTGAACCTCGTTCTGCACCTTGGCGACGGTCAGGGCCGTGTCAGCCTTGATCTTGTCCACCTTGGCGACTTCCTGAGCGGCCTTGGCCTGCCCCGCCTGTACCTCAGCACCAGCCGCAGCTTGCTCCGCGCCCATCATTTGCTGCGCGTGCTGCTGCATCGCGGGGTCTGGGCCTTGCTGTCCGGGCTGGCCCTGACCGCCAATGCGCTCCAGAATCTTCTCTTTGTTCCGCAGGCTGCTCGCCTCAATCAAGAGGTCAATCGGCATGAACTGCGGGCCGTAGGCTTTCGCAAGGCCGGTAAGCATCTCGAACTGCTCAGCCTGCAACGTCGCAACGTCGGGCATGTCCTCAAGCGTGATATCCACGTCGAGCTGCGCCGTGTTGTTCTCAATCGCCGGCTGGCCCGTCTGCGGGTCAATGACCGGCTGGCCCATTTCGTCCTGCGCCGGAGTGTTGAGTCCGACGAACTTAACGTTCCGCTCATCGTCGGTAATGCGAATCCACATGGGGCCAGTCCAGAACTGTTTGACGCGCGCCCAAATCTGCCGATACACCGCCTGTTGGAACTGCTGGCGGGTGTCCATGACCGCTTGCAGCTCGGTCACGGCGCTCTGCTGCTTTAGCGCCTCCTGCTTGCCGGAGGTCGCGTTGCTGTCCTTGCCCTGTATCGCGGCATTGGCCCCGACCGCGTCAATCTCCTGCTTGGCTTCCTGCAACAGCCCGAGGTTGGCCGCCGCCATGTCCTTGGTGTCTTGCAACTCCGCGCGCATGCCGGGATTGACGACCATCACGCCATCAGGCTTGGCGGCTTCCTTCTTGAAGCTCTGAACGCTGTCAACAGCGCCCTTTTCAATGACCCATTGGCGGGTCGTGATGAGGTGCAGCGCCTTGCTGCGGCGCTTGTTGATTTCGTCCTGCGGGCCGATCAACTGCCGCACAACCCCATAGCGGTTGTTGTCGCGGTCAACGTGGCAGGACTGCAATTCAATCGGACAGGACGGCTCGCCGTTTTCGTCCTGGTACTGACTGTCCTCGGGCTCTACCGCAAACCCGGACTTGGTGAAAACGCAGTGCATCCACTTCCCGCTGGAGCGGTAATACATCTCCACCAGACGAATGCGCTTGCGCTTGTCGTCAGCCCAAACCTTGTATTTGGGCCGGTCGTCGTAGGTGTTGCCCTCGTTGGCAATGCAGGACTCGTACAGGTCTTTGGAGCCCGGATACATGCCTTCCGCATCGTCAACGTCCATCCAGACCACAATGCCGACATACTTCGCGTCGCTGAAGTTCTTTTCTACGCTGTGAGGGTCGTAGACAATCCGGTCCCACGGGATGCGCCGTATTTTGATATCCCGGCGTTCACCAACAACCTCCACAATCGCCCCGCCGAAGCCCTCGACAATGATGTTCTCGAAAACATCGCTGCGGGTCGCCTGAAAGCGGTCCTTGTCGCAAACAAATCTGATCGCATCCGTCGCGGCGTGCGCGCCCTGTTCGTCCTGCGGGTTCCTCGGGAATGCCTTGGGGTCGGTTCGGGTCTGGCGCTCCAGACCAAGCAGGCTATCCACCTTGGGCTTGATGCGGTTGATGACCACCGGAGGCTGCCCACGGCCATTCAGCGTGGAGACTTCCGTATCGGTTAGCTGCTTGTTGTCGTAGTAGTCGCGGTCGCGCTCCGAGAGCTTGCGAGCCTCCATCGTCGCGTCAACGGCATCGTCATACCAGCCGATTACGCGGGTAAGCGAGTCGTCGCTGGCCGACTGCTTTTTGTCATCGGCCATGCGTGCAATTCCTCACTAAGCGGCCTTCCAGTTGAAAGGCTCGTTATCGTCGTCGTCGTTATCGTTCCAGCGGTCGCGCGGCTTCTGTGGGTCTTTGCGCGGCATCATTCCGGCGTGCGCCTGGTCAATGGCCCTGCCCAACACAGCTCCGGCGTCTACTTCGTCGTCATGCTTCGCGCCGGGGAAGCCGACGTATTCCTCAATGATCGCGTCGCCCTCCGGCCCCTCGGGGACGTAGAACTGCCCCATCGAGGCAATGCCTTGGATGGCCTGCGCCTTCGTGATCTTGTCCTTGCCGTGCGGGCTAATCGGCTCGATGCGGCAGAACGTGGACTGAGCGCGCATTTGCTTCGTGACGAACCCCGCAACCGCCTTCCAGTTGTTGTCGTCCTCTGGAAACCAGCACAGCGGCCCGTGGCGCTTTATCAGCGGCAGTGCTCTGGCAGTGAAGGCGTCCATCGTGCATTGCTCTTTGAAGCCGTCGAGCAGGTAAACGTCGTTGTGCTCGCTCACGCCCCACATGCGGAACACGTTGCTGTCGCCGTCCTCGTTGCCGGAGGGCGCATGGTCTGAGCTGGCGTACTTGTTCAGCCCCTCTGGTTCGCTGCCCTTGCGGTAACGCTTGAACCACTTGCGCAGGAAGTAGGTGCCTTCATCCGGCGTCGGGCGCTGCATGAACAGCGCCGACCACTGTCGAGCTGGAGTGTTGGCCTTGATGCGCTCAAGGGCCGCCCTGTCGTAACGTTCGGGCCACGGCGGGTTGTCGAGGTCTGCGGGGAGTTCAACGACTTCCCACTTGTCTCCACCGGCCTTGCTCGCCTCAAGCAAGTGCCCGACCAAATCCTCATCGTGCATCCTGTGTTGGATGACAATGATCGGCTGGCCCGGGCGAATGCGGTTGTAAAGCGTGCCGGTGTACCACTCCCAAACAGCTTTACGCTCAAGCCCGCTCTGCGCCTTCTCCCAGCTCGCAAAGGGGTCGTCTATGACGGCCAAGCCACCGCGACCGAACAGCGAACCGCCGATGCCTACCGCGTAGTAACTGCCGCCTTGCTTGGTGTTCCAGCGGCCCTTGGCCTGCGAATCCTCGGCAAGCTCGGTCGCCGGAAACAGGTTGCGGTATTCCTGCGATGCGATGCAGTTACGCACATCTCGACCGAAGCCCTCGGCAAGCTCGGCCGTGGCGCTGGCGCTGATTACATCCCTTGTCGGGTCGCGCCCGAGAACGTATGCCGGGAAGCGCCTGCTTGTGATCTGCGACTTGCCGTGCTGCGGGGGACACAGCAGCATCAAGCGGTCGATCTCGCCGCTGATTACGCGGTCAAGCTGGGCGCAAATCTCCCGGTGAATCTTGCCGGCGCTCCATTTGAGCGTCGTGTATTCAGTGAAGCTCAGGAGGCCCTGACGGGCCTTGCGCCTCGCCAGTAACTCCCGCGCCGCTTCCGGCCGCGATATCTGCAAGATGGTCGTCCGACAGGTCGTGAGCTGTCTTGTGGGTTATTTCGCCGCTGTGCTCGATTGCCTGGGCTGGCTTGCCATCAATGCGGCTAAAGATTTCCTCTGCCGCCC